CAACTTCTTCAACTTCTTCGTTTCTAGATTTGCCTTTGGCAGCATAAGATGCAGCAAGTGCCATTTGAATGCGCTTAGCTTTAGACTTACCTGCAAATTTAGGATTGTCGGAATGTACGAAATCTCGAACATACGTTCCTGCAGGATCAGATGCCTTTAACTTTTCTTCTAAAGAATCTTCTCTTAAAGTATTAAACTTCTTCATGTTCTTGTTCTTTGCCTATTGTAGATGCAATTTCGATTTTTCTATCTTCCAAAGCATCTGTTAATTTACCTGAAATAATTTCATTAAATTTTGATAATGCGTCAGATTGTTGTCCGTTGATAATATCGTCAACCATGTGGTGAATAATTGTAGATTCCATAATTTTCCTTATTGAGTATTATTATTTATATTTTGATCAGGTGGCATTTGTCCTGGTGGCATACCGGGCATACCTATTTGCGGTGGGGGAGGTTCCGCCGCAATCTGTTCTTTCATTTGGTCAATGTCTCTCTTAGACATTCTTAGCACCTCTGCCATCACATATTGCTGACTAAAATATGCACCAATGAATGGCTGTACTTGAGTCAATAAATCTACTCTATTTCTCATGTTCTCAGCATTTTTCATTTCTGCAAAATACTGATCTTGTGCATATCTATATTGAATCTTTTCTTTAACCGATTCCCAATCTTTATCTGTTAAAACACCCTTTAATATTAATTGTGTTTTTAAAAGATCGTTGAATAACTCATTAAACTTCTTACGCAATCTGTCGACAAACTTAGCAAACTTTAGTTCATCTCTTGTTATCTCTGTTGCTCTACCAAATGAAATACCTGTTTGTGGTTGCATTCTTGATAAAGGAACGTTCAAAGCTTGATATAATTTATTCTGAAAATAATTAATATCTTCAATTTGGCCTAGATTTTCGCCGCCAGGTAATGTAGTAATTTCAGTACCTCTGCCGCCTTCTCTTCTTGGCAACCAGAAATCTTCTAGAGTGGACATCATTTTTCTGTCGTCTCTAATTTCACCGGTACTAGAATCGTACACAATTTTATTACGATATCTGGCCATGATGTCTTTTAAATATTGCTCAGCTTTTAGCTTAGGCAAATTACCAACATCAATATAAAATATTCTTCTTTCAGGAGCTCTAGCAATTCTATAAATTACCAAAGCATCTTCCATCATCTTTAATTGGTTAACAGGTTTAATTGCTTTATGCAATTGACCAACAACCACATTTTTATCGTAATCCAAAAGTCCAGAAGGAACAAAACAAATAGAATCCGTTGTAATTTTAATACCCTGATTCGCAGTAGCAGAATAGGTTGGATTATATGTTAAACCTTTTTCATTATAGATAAAGAATTCTTCAATGGATTTGATTAAGTCTACTCCGGTATCCTTATCTTTTTCTTTCTTGACTTCTCTAATTTTCTTGATCTTACGAGGATCAAGTTGCATTAATTCAAGAATACCTCTTTTTGGATTCTTAGCATCAATAATCTTTTGATAATATAATCTACCGTCAATATACCAACGCCTAAATATATCGTAAGCTCTATTATCGAACTCTAAAAGTTTTAATATTTCATCAAATTCTTTTTCGATAGTATCTTTGATATCATCAGGTATATCCAATTTATCTAAATTGACCTTAACAATATCTTCATCGTCAACCGCGGCAATAGCTTCAGTTAATATTTCATCAATAGCTGCACTTGCATCTGAATACATTGAACATTCTCTATAACGAGTTATGAGTTCATATTCAGATTTAGTAGTTGCATCTAAATCTACATACGTACCAAAATACCCTCCAGCTTGTACAGTGGATGAGCCATCATCTATAATAGGTGTAGCCCAGCCTTGTTTCTGTATATCTAAAGGTTCTTCTTTTCCAAAAGTAAAGCCAAATAGTTTTACTGCCATAATCTTAAATCACTTTCAAATTAACCAATTAGGTTATTTAATAACTGTTCTGCAGGATTGCTACTGAATGTAAATGATTGATACTGGAACGAAACACCGAATGTTGATAGTGAATCATTTGTACCAAAGTCTAACGCAACCGGTCCAATTTCTACTGGGAATACACCTCTTAGTGTATATTGTTTTAGTATAGCGCCATTTCTATCTAATTGTCTGATAGTCATGTCTTGTTGATATTGCGATGGTGTAAGAACTCCAGTTTTAGTCTGTAGATCTTCAATGCCGCTCATCCATTGTTCTAACGCTGTACGAATAACAAAACCGGAATCGTTAATAACAGTACAATTGAATGGTGCAAATTCTCTATCACCTGCCATCTTAACTAATCTACCGCGATAATAAACTGGAGTAAGACCAATAGTCTGTCCCGGTAATTCCGCAACACTAATTAAAAATGGAGCTTTCTGTACTGCCGCAGATCTTGAACCAACGTAATTCGGGAAGGACAATTCGACCGAGAATTGATTCGGTCTAGCCCCTCCGTTCGTTAGTTCAGATTTAAATCGTTCTACATTAAATGGTATTGCCATTTATTATTCTCCTATTATGCCCCGACTTCTTCGAATGAAATGCCGCTTCTTGTAGCAATAAAATTCAATTGAATGAAGTTAATTGCTCTTGCAGGTTTAATGAATATATCTGCGACAAATTCATTACGATCTATCACCGCGGATGTATTGTTTGTTTCATCGCAAACTACTCTAAAGTCTGTAATACCACGACGGCCTTGAACATCTCTCAAGAATGGTTCTACAATGTTTTTAAATTGTCCTCTTGTGAACGCATCGTTAAATTCAAATAATTGGAATTTTGATGCTGTTGCAATAGATTTCTCTAGAACAATAAACAATCTGCGAACGTTGATACGATCAAATGCGCTTGGTCTTGCTAATAGAGTTTTATCTCCAAATAACAATGTGCCTTGTCCTGGGAATGTTACCACAGGATTTATACCACTCTTGTATAGAGTATCTCTATCTGTCTTAGCAGGTGAATATGCTAGTTTAACAACATTCTTGATTACTCCGCGATTATAACCTGCAGGAGAGAACCAAGGATCTGCTACATAGTCCGTTCTTGCAGATAGACCAGCAATATCACCATTTAATGCTACATAACGATACTTATCGTTGTAACGATCATATTGATATTTCCAGCCAGAATCTAGTACAGCATATGAAGAAGCTGTTAATTGATTTCTGTAAGTAACAATTTTGGTTGCTTGGCCTGTAGTATTTACAATATCTGCATACGGAGGCGATGCAAATACAATTGCATCTCTTCTTGCTTCAGCAATACCAATTGCTGTATTAACCGTAGACACATCTGTTGTTGGACCCATCATTATTAGACTCACATCGTGTAACTCATCATTTGAGAACAATGCATATCCTGTTGCCACATTACCTACACTTAAACTGTCGCCAGACGCGCCACCAGAAAGTGTAGTTGTAACATTAGATGTTAAATTTGCAAAAGCTTTATTCTGAGAAGTTGTTCCCCAGTTTGTACCGGCCGTTGGGTGATCAATAACCCAAATATATTCAGATTGATTATTAATTACATTTTTATAGTAATTTGTGCTACCATCAGAATTTTTAGCATCTGATGCTTTAGATACAAATGCATATTTTTCTAATATTGATCCTGCGGCCCCGGTCCATTGTCCTGTTGCATCAATTACAATTACGTGTAATTCGTCATTGGAACCACCGCGTGTTTCTACATAATCCGAGCCAGAAGGAGCAGCATCGAATTGTGCTCTATATAACCAAGTTGAATAGCTTGCAGAATCTGCAACTGAAACTTTAATAGAGTTTCCTAATTCGCCAGGATATTTTGCAGCAAATTCTCCGATTGCAAAACCGCCTGAGGAATAGTTGCTATCATAATCATCAAAATTCTTAATTAACGGAGGAGACAGTGTGATAGACGTTTGAGCAGGTACACTCAATGTTCCATTAGTAATCGTTATATTTGGAGATGTAGTATATCCTGAGCCAGGTTGCGAGATTACTACTCTATCCACTTCATATTCCACAATTGCGTTAACTACTGCGTTTGAAGTTATGAAATTAACATCGTCTGCATTTGGTGTAACAGTGACAACAGGATTAGTATTAAACCCTATACCCGCATTGTTTATAATGATTGCTTCAATAGAAGTAGAAATACTTGCCTGTGAGGTTGCATCTGCGCCACCTAACACGTTGTTTCTATTAATAAT